TTCGACCTAAACGCTTTTCGAGAGTATTAGTAAACGCGGTTATGGCTGCCGCTTTAGACATATCCGGGTCGATTTCGACCCTAATAACTACCTTTTGTTCAACCGCCATAGGTAGTACCTTCTAGTAACTTGGGCTAACGTTTGCGGGCTGCCGCGCGAGCCTTTTCTTGCTTTTCGCGATCGATCGCAATGACTTTTGCACAGGCTACACGAACGGCCCATTCTTCCTCGGTACAATCTAGGATTCTGAGCGGGTCAGTTCCCCAAAGTTCTCCGAGTCGTGCGGCAGTTTCAATAATAGGGTTCTCGGAGAACTCCTCTATTATTGAATCGTAGGGTTTATTTCCTCTACCTCTTCACCGTATCCAGCAGCATCCAAAATGGCCAAAGCCGTGGACTCTAGGTGTGGGTCAATACCATAGAAATGCCTAATGCCGTCGGGAATGGGACGGTTGTCATTGGTCATTTCCAGAATAGCCGAGGAAGCGAAAGTCAGGTTAATTGAATCTTCGTTTTGGACAATCTCGTCGTTAATGAGAATCGCCGTACAACAAGAACCCACGACATAGCAAGCGAACTTCAACGGATCAAACCCGTCCTTGGCGTTCTCTCCGCTGTTGCGTCGCCACGCCCTCAACTGGTTCTGCGTGATGTTGGGAGAAAACCTGACCGTCACCCCTTCCCGCTCAGGGATGGGGATTTCGATCTCTGGTCGTTCAACCTTCTTCGAAACCTCTTGACGTAACTGTTCAAGAATAGTCGGTTTAGACGACTTATCAAGAAGATCGTCGGAGCCGCTGTCGTCGCCCAATGAATAACTGATTGATTTTGAATCTGCCATAGTCTGAATAGTACACCCCTCCAAGGGGCGATTCAAGTTTTAGGTTAATAAATACTTCGTGGAGAAATTAGGCCAGTTTGCCGATTGAGAACGTCATACTGAATGTTGCCGGAGCGCCAGACGACGCATCGCCATCAGGTTCAGTCAAACCCACCAACAAAGCGTTGGTATAAGCCCTCGCTTGGCTACTCTCAGGAACCTTGAGATCACAGTCAGTCTCGAAAATGTTGACGTTGTAATACGCCTGACCAACCAAAAAGCGAACCTTGGAGATGGAATCGGCGTCTTTGACTGGATCGTAGTTTCGGGTAACCGTGACATCACCGACCTCGGCAGAAGCGCACAAAGTGTCGGGGAACTTCTGTCCACCGTCATAGACCTTTTCAACGGCAGCAGTGATCTCGCCACCCGTCACCGAAGACCAATAATCCGTAAACGGGGGTAGGTTCGCAGGATCTACGCCGATAGTTCCGGGTGCGATTTCCGCCACAATTTGTCGCTGTGAAAGTTTTGCCATTTAACTACTCCTGTTTAAAGGACACCTGCTGTCATATTAGACTTAGTAATGTTGATGCTAATCTTATCACCAACCGCTGATACACGAATCGCAACATCGGCAGTAATCTGACCAGTTGCCAAAGTTCCCGTCGGGTTATTTGAACTGTTCACAATGACCGAATAACCCTTATCAATCTGCCCTCCACCCGAATCGTAAGCCTCGTAAACCCCACCCTGCTCTCGGATAGGATCGACAACCCCGATTAGATCAAGTTCAATCCTCTTGAACAACGATCCACGACCATCAACGGTCTGGAACACATGCCGCTCCATGCGCTTCTCGCACTCGTAAACAACATGGTTAACTGTGTCGCGATGGGTAATGAAACGCCAGTTGTTTTCATCATTGGAAGCCGAGCGGGCACCATAAACCCGAACCCTGCCATTGATAATCCTGAGGGCGTTAATGCGAGCGTTGTCCAAAGCATCACCAGTCGCCTTGTCCATCAAAACCGTAGACGGCTGCGCTAGAGCAGTCACATACGACGCCTGCGAAATCAATCCAGCACCAACCCGCCACGGGCCGCGAGCCTGATTCGCCGCCTTAGACCGCGCACCCGCCACATACGCTTCTGGACTGACAGTGATCGTCAACCCAGCAGCAGCCGGATCAGGGATCTTCACCCACGGATAATAAAAAGCCGAATAATGGGAGTCGGGGTCTGTATAAATCGCAGGCGAAGCACCGTTCAAAGCCGTCTTCGCACCCGAATCAGTCGCAGCCGACGTAAAGGCACAAAGCGCAATTCGATCATGAGCCTTGGCATGATCAATTAGAGCATGCCAATACGCTGCCGCTGTTGCAATCCCCGGAATCATCACAGCGCCGGGACCGAGATCCTTACCCATCTTGGGAAGGGCTTCGATGTAGTTGTCCGTAGCAGAACCATCGGTAACCAGCGTGCCGTCTGCACCACTAGCAAGAGCGGTTTGAGCACCAGCAGCCGGAAGCGTAGTGGCACCAGTTTCTTTCGCTACCGTAACCAAGTGAGGAACACCCACATTGAAATTGCTGATAAGAGTATCGATCGTAGTGATATCGGTGGTGTACAGCACCAGTACGTCGTCAAGGAAAACCTTGACCCTGACACCGGAAACATCACCAGCAACAACCTGAACATCCAGATTCGCTGCCCATGCCCCGACATCCGCGGCGGTGAAAGTCGCCACAGTGGAACCGGCTGAATTCGCTACAGCCAAACTTCCCGCAACGGCATCATCAGCGACTGCCCGCTGAACATATAGCCGACTTCCGCCCTCTTCAAAATACGTCTGAGCGTGGGCATACACATTGCCCGAAACATAACCACCGTAATACTTAACGTATTCCGTCAGGTTGCGAAGGAGCGTTGGCTCCGTTGACTTTCCCCGAACGGTGGTTCCAACCATAAACGCTTGGCCCGAAACGACATCACCATCGGTTTGAGGCCCGCTACGAACTGCGGTATTTACTACGACTCCCGGCATTCTTACGCCTCCACGGTGCTTACCAACAGGGCTTGTTCTTGGAAAATCTTACATGCTTTCTGCGTTGTTTCGTTGCATGTATGAGATCGCTGTATGAATATAGCAGATCATCTACACCTCTAGGCTGAAGGAATTACATTTTGCGATGCTGCTGAATATGCGCCCGTTCCATCCAAGTTCAAAGCCGCTACTCTGAACTGGTAAGAACTCCCATTGTTTAAGTTCGGAATGACATAATACGGAGTCGAAGACTCCGTGTCAGCAACATACGTCGTCCAATTCAACCCAGCGTCACCAGAGGCTTGAATGGCGTAACCGGTGATGTAGTTAATCCCACCGCCATCCCAAGTCGGCGCACGCCAAGTTGCGGTTACCACTTCATTTCCACCAGCCACCTGCAAGAATGTTGGAGCATTCGGAACTTTTTCAATCAAGGATTCGTTCAATACCGTAGTCAATACCGTGCCCAAAGCAGCACGAGAAATCGTCTCCTCAAGACTCAAATCGTATGAAAGGAACGACGCTGCCAAAAACCTTTCCCCTTTCAACAGCGTCAAATCGGAAAAGTCCTCCGTGATGGTTCCCTCATCAACCTTGATGTCACAAGCCGTACCTTCTGCTGCGGCAGTACGAAGCGCAGGACGATCCAACATCGCCTCACGAACCACCATCGTCATATGATCCCTAGCCACCGTGACCTGTTCTGGACCAACAGCCCTCACCCAAACGTATGTTCGCATCCCATAAATTACGTTATAAGTAGGATCCAAGTTGGCCGATAGAACATCACGCTCAATCTGTCGGGTGGATTCAACCAACGTAATAATCGTCGGCCAGTTGTCCATAGTCAACGGCTCAAAAGTCAAATATTTGACAGGGTTAGGCAGTATCGTGTCGTCAAGCAGTAGTGCGTTCCGATAGTTCATCACTCGGGTCGGAAGATCCGCCGCCAAGTAATCACTAACATACTTCTTCGCCGCGCTCGGGCCTTCCATTTGGGCAACCATCAGTCAGTCACCAATGCCTTGAGTTTCTTGTATGACCTAGTACCCTTCATGCCATACACCAAATACTCGGCAACTTCTTCTCCAAGATCGTGAGCAAACCCCTTAGGGACAAATACTATCTTTCGCGCTGGCATGAATTTAGTTCCAGTTTGATGAAACTTCGCATACTCCAAATCAGTTCCGAACGTTGCCGAATGCATCCCAACATGGTTCACCCGACCAGACAGCGTCGTAAGGTCACGATATAGATCACCCTCTCTGACCATGGTTGGCAAAGCGCCGTAGTGGGCGATCTTCCACGACTGGTACTCCGTATCCAGCGTGTTCCACTTCTTGCCGGAAGCAAGCCCTTCTGTGGCAAAGTTTGCACGGTTGGCTTTCTTCATTTCGTCGCGTGCCCATCTCAACTGGGCGTGAAAATTTCCTGCTCGCTTGACCATGCCCGCAAAATAGGCTCTGGTTTTCAAAACCCCCTTTGCTTCTATCTTGCTCATGTCAGGCAATCCTGACGCGACGCCACCGTTTAACTGAGTTCATTTCTTCTTCGGTAAAACCAGTAACCAAGGGTGCCACGTTTCTAGTCGTCAAATCTTTCATGCCTACAACATCATCGTGAAGGTTTTGCACTTCACGAGACGCGGCTCTTAAAACAACCAATTTCAGCGCGGTAGTGTTATCCAAGGTCGCGTCTAAACCAGCCGTATAATTGACTACGATTATATCATTATCTTGAACAGTGAACACATCGACACCATATCTTCGTACCACATAATTAGTACCAACGACTTGGGTCGTGGCAGAGGAATCACTCTGGCCTTGTACGGTCAAAGACTCTACAGAGATAACCGGTGACCTGCGGGTATACAAAACATACGGTGGCTTTGTAACATCAAGAACAGCACTACTCGTCCTGTCAAGGTTGTAATCATAGAAAAAACTGTAAGAAGAAGAACCGGTGTAATTCGCTTCGGCTACATGCGTCTCCGAAAAAGACGCAGCCGTAACTGGCCGCCCAATGTAATGTTCCAAATCGGCCTCTAACCCATCAAGAATCATTTGGGCAGCGTCTTCTTGGGTATTACTTAAAGTAATATCCATATACTTTTTCAGGTCTGATGTAGTGGCTAAGGCCATTTAACGCCCCCCTCTACCGTCTCAACGCATCCGCACCGGCCTGAGCAGCACGAGCAACAGCAGCATTCACACGATCTCTCCACCCCGGACGCCTACGCCGACGACCAGTAGCAGTCACCGGCGTTTCAATATCAGTAGAGGTGTCCGGAATGGGCATAGCATGCTCCTGTAAAACCAGCGGCGCTTATGTTAAAAAAGTGTACCGCATTGCACCCTGCCCGTGGGTCTAGTAATATCGATTACGATGACCGGTTCTCCCAGACTACTACACGCTCGCAATCGACTGATCCTTGCCCTATACTTAAAGGGCCACAGTCTCTCCCAATTGGCAACACGATTTGATTTGTCAAAATCTAGGATTTCTCAAATCGTTAATAGCAAAGGCATAGAAAATGAACGATAGCAGTGAATTCGATAAGATCATTTCAAAAATGTCAGACTCTCCCAAAGAAAAAAACCGCTCCGGTATAGGTACGCTCTTTGGTGTTCTCATAAGCGCCTGCATCGTCAGCACCTTCGGGGGCGTGATTCTCATGTTGGGCAACGCGATCATCAACAACGCTTACCCCAACATGAATGACTTCCGCCCCGGAATCGGCTATACCTCCGCCTGCCAAATCTTCTTCTTGGGCTTCTGCCTCATTTCAATCTTCATCGGCATGGTCAACTCGTCAAGAAAATCGTAATGCCCCTTGCGTAACCCGATTTGTTCCGGTAGATTGCTTTCTACGGTAACTGACTAACTAACTGGAGGAATACCGTGGACACCAGCAACGAGCAGGAAGTCCTGCGTAGCATCCTGTCTTCCGCAAAGGTTAACGAGGAAGACTCGGAACGAAAGGCTGAACTTCGCAAGGTTCGGCAGCGGCGCAAGATGACAGCGTCGTACAAAGCACACAAGACTCTCGAAGTCCTGTACCCGGAACAGTACAAGCGACTGTTCACTCAGGCTTACGAGATCCTTGGCGCAGACGATCGGTACACCGAAACCGTCTGAACCGCCCGCATTGCGGCCCCCCCAGCAAGTGGGCGGGTGATCAGAGAGGGCTTCGGCCCTCTCTTTTCGCGTTCCACCCGAACCCCCCCTTCGTGATGTATCTTTAGCGAATGGTCGGTAGAACGGACGAATCCTTCATCCCCGGTGTATACATCTCTCCGCTGGAACCCGGACCGTGCCCGGTCTGTGGACACCCCACAGGAGATTGTTCCACCGACGATCATTTAATAAAGTTTGTTGAAGAACCGACCGATGAAGACTCTTTTCTTGTTGAGGAAGATGTCATTCAGAGAAAATGGATTTCTTCCAACCATTTAGCAAAGGTGCTAGTGGTACCAGCAGGCAAAAGAATAAGCAGGTCAGAGGCTGAAAAATTAGGACTGATTTAACCCTTTTAGTATAGCAATCAAGTGCCATACTATGAATCCTTCTTATAAACACCTCACTGTAAGCCAGAGGATCAGATGTCTTTATCCCCAAAGTTCCTAGACCCCTACATCTCCAAAACACCCCCTTGGGGATTCAATGGACTCGGCTACATCGTCTACAAACGCACCTATGCCCGTATTACCGACGATGGCCAAACCGAAGAATGGTGGCAAACCTGCCAACGGGTCGTAGACGGCGCTAACGCCATCGGAGCCGAACTCACCAAAGACGAAGCCGAACGCCTGTTCGACTATATGTTTAACCTCAAGGGTTTACCCGGCGGGC